GCCCTTGGCGCGCAGGATGTCGAATGGCGTGCGCTCGTCGGTCTGGGCGCGCTGCATGCCCGCCGGGTCGCCCCACACGTCCCACTCGTGGCCGGGGTACTCGCGGAGCATCTTGGACTTGAGCAGCTCGCCGAACCTGGCGATGCCCATGTCCTCGGACACGAGCTCGTCGATGATGCCCCAGCGTCCGGAGGCGTCGGGCTGGCCGAAGGTCGCCGCCGGGGTGAGCCCGAAGTCGAGCCCGACGTAGATGGTGCCGGGCCTGGCCAGGATGGGCGCGGGCGCCACGTGGACCGCTGGGGAGAACTCCGGGTAGACCGGCTTGCCCTCGCGCACGTAGCCGTACTCCGCGCAGTAGTAGACACGGATGTGGTCCGGGCTCTTACCCGGCATGCGCTTGGTGTAGTAGTCGTGCGAGAGGCCGTCTCGGGTGATGCGGCCCTGGGCGTCCATCACGAGCATGTTCTCGGCGTCCGGGTTGCCCACGAAGACGCCGTTCCGCTCGATGAGGCCGCCGGGCTGGCGGAAGAAGTCCCAACCCTCGGGGCGGTCCTCTTCGGCGCGCTTGTACCACCAGTGGTCGCTGTCGGGCGGGTTGGTGTCCATGAACACCCCGAACCACGTGGTGCGGCCCGGCCCGGGGAAGCGCTCGACGCGGTCGCCCAGGGCCTCGATGAGGGACACGGGCAGCTCGCGCGCCTCGTTGACCCAGGCCCCGGTCAGCTCCAGGGAGAGCAGCTTCGTGATGTCGCTGGGCTTGTCCAGCGCGCGGAAGAGCACCTCAAGTTCGACCATGGTGCAGCCGTCGCCGTGGGGCATCCGGATGAGGTGGATCATGTCGCTGTAGGCGAACTCGCCGAAGGTGCCCTCGTCGAACCAGCGCAGCCATGTCTTGAGCGTGGTGTCCTTGAGCTCGCGGTAGGTGTTGCGCACCACGGCAAACCGCGTGCGCCTTACCCCGTCGTGCTCGGGGGCCTGCTCGTGGGCGCGGGTCATGACCTCCATGCAACAGCCGGTGGACTTACCGGATCCGACGGGCCCCATGATGCCGCGGTAAAGCGCCTGGCTGGCGTGGAAGCGAGCCATGGTCGGCGTGGGGTTGTAGATGCGGATCGCGTCTTCCATGCTACTCGCCCCTGGCGGGGATGTTGATGACGACCGGCGAGGTGATCTTGACCTCGCTCTTGTCGGTGAAGATCCCGAGGTGCCGGCCGATGAGTTCGAGGGCCTTGATCTTGTCGCAGGTCTTGAGCTTGATGGTTCCGCCGTTCAGGCTTGTGGTCTCGGAGACCTCGGCCACCATCGCCGCGTCGTCGTCGGCGATCTCGCCGCTGTTCTTGAGCTTGAGCCCATTCGGGCCCCACTCCATGACCTTGCGCGGGTCCCCGAAGGCGATCTTGGCCAGCTCGGCGATCACCGCGTCCTGGGTGATCTCGACGCGCTTCGAGCGCTCCTCCAGCATCTTGGCCACGCGTCGCTGAATGTGCGGGCGCTTCAGCAGCTTGTGCGCGACCTGGCCCGCTCCGGCCTCGCTGTACCCGGCCCGGACCGCCGCCGCTTTGGCGTTCAGGTCCACCAGGTACTGCTCGCAGAAGGCGAGCTGCTTCGGCGTCAACGCGGCCACGTCCTACCTACCTTGCCCCCCAGGGCCAGAACTTCACGAGCATGCCTCCCGCGGCGGATGCCGCCGTGAGGAGCCCAACCAAGGCGGCCTTGCCGCCCTTGCGCTTGTTGTCCTCGGCCTCAAGGGCGGAGATTCGGTCTTCGTGGTCGTCCCAGCGCTTGGCGCGCTCGTCGTCGCGGGAGAAGTGCGCCTCGAGCTTTGTCTCGATGCGGGCCAGAGCCACCTTGACCTCGGTGATCTCGTCGCCGCTCACTTGCCCACCCCCTTGGTCTTCTCGAAGGTGCGCAGGGTGCCCAGGCCGAGCATGCCGAACATGAGCTGCCACAGGCTGTCGTCCAGCCCCGGCAGGGCCGGGAGCTGCGGCCACCAGATGCCAGCGGCCCACCCGATGAGCGGGCGCAACAGGTACTGGAACCCCAGGGCCAGGGCGCAGACCCAGCCGATGGCCGGACGCCAGCCAGCAACGAAGATGGACGAGGACGCGGCCTCGACCTTGTTGATCTCGCGCTGGTCGGCATCGGCCTTGTTCGCGGCGTCCAGAATGGCGCGCTGGTACTCCTCGGCGGCCTTGGCCCGGGCGTTGGGGTCCGGGATGAGGTCCAAGACCTTCTGGACGATGCTGCCGATGGTGGGGATGAAGTCCAGGAAGCCCATGGCGGGCCTACCAGGCGAAGTGGCCGACCAGCACGCCGACGATGAGGCCGGCGGCCGCGGCGATGACGATGCGGGTGAGCACGGCGCCCTTCACCTTGGCGATGAGCTGCTCGGCTTCCTGCTTGGCCTCGGCCTCCATGTTCACGCACTTGGTCTTCAGGTCTTCAAGGATCTGCATCTAGGCCTCCTGTGCGCAGCCGCGCACCATTGCGGCCAGGCGTTCTGCCCGCGCGCCGACCTGCCCCGCCCATCTGGACTGGAGCATGGCCATTGCGGCCGCGGCATAGCTCCCGGCCTGGATGAGTGAGAGGGTCTGCGTGAACCCCAGCAGGCCCTTGATTCCGATGTTGAAGCCCATGTTGAGCAGGGCCTCTTGCACCGGCTCCGGTGCGTTCTCCAGCCAGGGCAGGGCCTGGGTGAGCTTGGACCAGAAGTCCTCGATGTCGTTTTGCAGGAGCACCATGGCCTCGGCCTCGCTGATGCCCCGGTCGTCGAGGTTGCGGCCCACGCCGATGGTGAGCTTTCCGGCCGTGCACCGGTAGGGCTTGAGCTTGAGGCCCTCGTCCACCAGGAGCTGCGCGGCAACGCGGGATTCGTTCATGCTGGTCCTCCTCTTTGGGCGGGCTGGCCGGGGCCGTGCGGTGCGCCGCAGGAGGAGAGGGAAGAGGAGGACACCCGCAGCGCCCAGCCTGTCGCGCACCGGCACAGGCCCGTGGCGAGAGATGTTACCAGCGGGTCAAGAAGAGTTTTAGAGGGTCTGGTCCCCCAGGGGACCCAAGTTGGCGCGCTCGTCACCGTAGAAGCTCACCTGGTGCGTCTCCACGTCCTTGCCCGGCCCGCACTTGGGGCACTCGATGAGGCGCACGCGGATGAGGAGGCCGGTGCGCTCGTCGCGCAGGAGCTCCGGCGTCTTGCGCTTGCGCAGGGTGCTCCCGCAGTCTGGGCACCTCATGAGGACCGCCGCCGCTCGTAGGTGAGTTCAGGGGCGCAGAACAGCAGGCAGAAGGCCAGGAACTCGTGCTCAAAATAGGCCAGAGCCACGAGGGCCCCGGCCCATATTCCGAAGACCACGATGTAGGCTGCGAGCAGCTTCATCGGGCAGCCCTCTTGCGCAGGCGGACCAGTGCTAGAGCCGTGCGCTCGATTGCGGCCTCGTAGGTGGACTTGGCAACAGAGCCAGCGTCGAAGAAGCACGAGTTCGCGCTCCAGAACCGGACATGGACAAGCTCATGCACCACGCTGACCTCAAGATCATCAGCGCCGGGGTGATCGCAGCCTTCGCGGTCGGCCCACCGCACCACTTCGACCTCGGCCGTCTCGTAATTCTCGTGCGTCCTTGCTCTTGCCCAGCTCTCGTCGGCATCGCGGTAGCGCACGAACTTGGCGCTGATCTTCCACGAGTCCAGGCCAAGCTCTGCGGCCCACCAGCGCACGCAGGACAACAGGTCGTCGTCGGTCCACTCCTCGTAGGGCCTGGCTGCCCAGTCCAGCGCACTCATTCAGTCGCCCCCGCGAACAGGGGCCCGGCCCAGGGCCGCACCTCGATTTCCCAGCGCGGCCGGTCCGAGTAGAACTTTCCGGTGTCCGGCAGGTAGCCCACCACGAGCTTGTCGTCCTCCCACACGCCCATCTGCGTGAGGCAGTCCTTGACCTGCTTGATGAGGTTGTCGAGGTCCGGCTTCGTCGTGGGCCGGATGAAGCCCGCCATGGCCTGGTCAATCCAC